TGGTTTCCACCCGTGTTTCGCTAATGGTTTTTTCCATCCAAAGCGCCCGGTCATATTTAACGCCGTGCAGCCCTGTTGTTTTGCCCAACTTATTACATCGTCGTGCATGCTCAAAATTTCCGTGAGATCGCCACCACCAAGGAAAACATTGAGCACCTTTTTCTTTGGGTAATTAATAATCTCAGTCACCAGGCAACTATCCTTGGCAGGCCATAATTGCATGGTGCCTTTGTAGAGCCCCTCATAAATATCTATGATGTCGTGCGTGCCCCCCGTATACTCCAGGGCAGCCTCTATATGTTTCCGGCATCTTTCAAACTCTGGGTGAAATTGGGGACTAGTCAAAACGCACCTCCAGACAGCGCGACACGCTTCCAGATGTTTGAGCTGCCGTCGTGGCTGGCGGTGCAAACATAAATGTAATTTGTGTCCCAGCTAATAAGCCCAGCGGTATCACCCGACGCGCCGACGCTACTAGCCGGGACGCTTTGCTTAACGACGACCTCTTTGTAAGCGCCGGATTGACTAATCACTGGCTTGACCGTGCTTCGATCAAACATCAGGTAACCATCTTCCTTGGCAGTCTCGCCGCCTGTTTGCTGTACCAATGCAGACTGCGTGCGATTTAGAAACACGTTTAATCTACGTGCCCAATCTTTCCAATCGCCACCGTAAGGTTCCGGCGCTGCGTATTGCGTCATCTTTGCCCTCCGGAAACTGCGTTAACCCTATTTATGCCCACACGCCAATCGGTTAACTTTTGCCCTTCAACGCGCAATCGCAACTGCCTCCCGGTAAAACGAACGCTTGTAGGGTTAGTTAGTGAGAAGGGGCCGTAACTGCGCTCTGTCCCCGTCGGGAAAAACCTTGCTTTAAAAGTTGCGTTTACATCGCCTAGGTTTTTTTCATCTGGTATAAGCCCCGTAACGCTTACAACATTTTCGCCAGTGCCAATGCGAAACGGTCCAGTTTCAGCAAAAGGCGTTAGCCCAGAATAATCAAACCCGACCTCATGTTCGTAGATGTACATGTCGCTAGCATCTGCAAGCATAGGCTGCCTAAACGCGCCTCGGTCTGCGCCTGCCGTGCGATCTAAGTCACCAATGTACCAGGTGTTTTCGCTGTAGTTATACACGACGTATCGATCATTTTCTGTAGAGCCAGAACTAGGGTAGTACCACCAAATCTCGTTATACAAGCTGTTAGACACGCCAAACACTTTGCTAATCTGTGCTTTATTAATGTCATTAAATACATAGTCAGACACTTCGCTGTTTAGCTCGGCAACTGAGCTACCATTGTAAGCAAAGAATGAGTTAACCCCCATCCACACCGCGCCTTGATCTACCACGACACATCCTAGCGTAGACGCCAAACCGCAAGCAGTGCCAACTTTTTCTATGCCATAAACATAGGGTGGCCCTTGATAGACGGAAAAAAAACTGTCTCTGCTAGTCAAAATTAAAGTGCCACCACGCACGTTTACGCCAGCCATAATTGTCCCGGTAGTCGCAAGCTCTAAGTCTCCAGCTTCATTTGTTGCGGCAGGCGTCCAAGTGTTGTTATCTTCTCGGTCTGACCACTGAACCTTTCGAGGATTACCGCCTGCGCCCAACGCAAAAACAAATCGCTCCTCGGTAACCACAATAGCTTCGTTATTGGTTGGTGCGTTGCTTAGTAGTGCGGCAGGGGTGCCTGTGTTTAAGGCCCACTCGTAGATCTTACCATCGTCGGCATTTTGAGCTAACAAATTTTCACCCCAAGGTTGTAGGTTCCACACCGTCGCGGGTTGTATGTTTGTCGTGTCTTGCCTTGCAACGCCATAAGCAAGCGTGCCATAGAAGCCGCTACCATAAGCAGTAAACGCGGCCGCATCTTCTCTTCCCGCGCTTAACCCCACTGGCGTAATGTCATACTTAACGCCAGCGTTGGTGTATGCAAAAAGCTTGTTGTAAGTTCCAGACGCAATGTATCGGTTGCTGCTATTGTCCGTCCAGGCAAGCATACCTCGTAGTTTGTTGGGTGCGGCAGATGTAGATTTCTTACGCCAACCACCAACCGGGCGCATAAGACCGTCATGCCAACGCACCAGGTTGACGTCGCGCCACCGACCTTCGCCCTGCAAATCCGTTCCGTTTCGATATACTCCGGGTGGGATTTTAAGGTCTACAAGTGCCATTACGCCTCACGTTTTCGTTACACCTACAAATTAACATAGTATCTAGTACTTGTACATTTACGGCGCGGTAGGCCAGTCAGCATCTTCCAAGTTAGGCCAGTTTTCATGCGCTGTAATATCTCGCAAGGCTTGGCGATACGTGGTCATTTCGCTCGACATTGTAACGTCTGACAATGCGTAGAAGTCTGTCTCGGCAAGCTTTGCATCTCTGGTGGCTCTATGCCCTGCCGCAGTGTTAGCATCTAGCGTAGCTTGATACGCTGCCTCATGTTCAGCTTTAGTGGTCTTCTTGCCATCGTCATCCGTAGTGTCAGCGAACATATCTTTGGCTACATACTTCTCAACCCAATTGCCTTTGGCGTCTTGCTCAACGCCATCACGTACACTTATTTCATAAGCTTTTGTTGTAGCGGCTGGACTTGCCAGCACTGGGTCAATGTTCATTGCGTCACAAACATTAGCACCCCATACTCTAGGCAATGACATGTTAGGAAATGCTGCTCTCCACTCGCCTTGGCTCTTAACTTCGCCTGTTGTTCTTTCTCTGTATTCACCCATTGATTGATCCTTTCATATGAGTTTGATTATGGTTCACGCAATAGCATAAAAGATATATGTACTTCCGTTGTAATTTACTTGGGCATTTGCTGTTAGTTCAAAACCAGAGCTATATGGGTCTACATAATCAGTGTTAGTAACTTGTGCGTCAGTTGAGTTTAGTTCTAGAACAGAATCATTTCCTGATACAATACCTCTAGCAGTATCAAAGACTAACCAATTTGTGTTTGAAACCGTTGTATTTTTAATTAATACAAATCTAGCACCACTACTAAATCCACAGTCTATTTGTTTACCGTCAGTTGAGTTTCCAGTATAGCTTCCCACCTTGGATACACCTGCTACGGTAGCGAAAAGGTAGGCTATGTAGGTTGAGCCTGAATAATTTACCCAACTATCTGTTCCTACAGTAAACACACTTGATGTTGGAGAAGTGTTGTTCCACCAGTTTGCTGACGTATTAGGAGTTGTTGTTGAGTCAAGATATAGGGCCTTAGTGTTACCTAAAGCAGAATGATACACCATCCAATTTGATAAATCATTTCTACGCTTCGTCCAAATCATTTCTGGCGGAACTGTGAGTCCATGCGGCACGGTTCTTGCGCTTCCTGTGCCCGTCCATGTGGTAACATCGAAATACGAGGGTGCACGCTTCCAAGACCAACTAACAGTATCAGTTGTAGTACCCCAAAAACTAGTTTTTATATCTAGTACATTACTTTGATTATCAAAAAATTTATAATCTAGGTCATTCGTTTCTGCACCACTTGTATTTGTCTTAAGGTATCCGTCACCTAATAATCTTGCAATATTATATTTTTGAGTAGCACCTGTTCTTGTGTTAATATTCATATCAACATCAAAACCAGTATTAAATATGTTACTGTTACCGTTACTAGAATAAGTGGCAACACTAAAAACCTTAGTCGCATCCTCTGGTGCAGCTAGTGGGCCTCTGCGTATTGCCATGTATATGTAGGTAGCACCATTTTGATTGTAGCTGCCATCATTAGCATCTAGTTTAAAACCTGTAGCAGTTGGATGCCCCATCTGTCTACCTGCCTCAGCAGCATTACCATTCGCATACACTGATCTGTCTTGCGATTGACTGTAATCACTAGTATCGGTTCTGTGATGCCACCCTCTCATTACATCCTTAATTCTCCAATCTTCTCCTGATATACTTGCAGCTTTTGTGATAATCCACTGAGGCTCAAACCCTAAGTTAATATCAGGGCCATCAGCAGAACCATTACCAGTATAACTCCCACACTTGATAATATCTTGGTCACTATCAGGGCCGAACTCACCGTCATTATTGTTGTGTGCGAATAAATATAGAATACACTTTCCGTTATTACTTCCCGAATGTACAAAGGCACCCGGAATTGTTATAGTCGTAGATGTTGAGCTAAACCCAGAACCACCAACATATGACTTATTTGCTGTAGAATTTAATTCCAAAGAATAATTAGCGCCGATACTTCTATGCCACACATACCAAGGATACGTATGTAGATACGGTTTCATAATTACCATGCCTACTTCCTGACCTAAGTTATGGTTTACAGTCACACTTGTTGGCTCAGGGTCGGCAACGTCTATACTGATAACATCAAAAAACTTTGGGGCTTTGCGAAATGTCCAAGAGACGTATTCTCCACCATTTACACCGACTAAACCATCACCGCCAACAGTAAAACCATTTGAATTAAATGCTTGTAAACCGTTAGATTCAGTGCCTTGTGCGCTAGTTGCATTTGTTCGTAAATCTTTTGTAGCACCTCTTACTGTATCATATAAATCATTGTGTTCAGTACCATCTCTGCGTTTAATCCAAACAAGACCCCCCTCAGAACTTAAATCAATATTATTGGTGATCGTTTGTGCAGAACCAGTTCC